AAAAGCATTAGTATTCTGCTTGTTTTGCAAATCATTAATGTGATTTACCATCATCTTCTGTTCGTCAGTCATATCTTCGATTACATACTCTTTGTCATCAAGATTCAAGACTGGCTTTTCTTTTTTGTCTTTAGCCATTTCGTGACTCCTTATTAATTAATTATTTTTTGCTATCTTCATACGCTTTTTTAACTGCATCTGTCCATAGTGTATCAGCTAATGCTTTTACCTCATCAGATTCACCACTTACATCTGCATCTGGCATAAATGATGTTCTATGGTAAGAAAATGATATTTCTTCACCATCTTCTACAATCGCAGTTCTTGTCCGTTGTTGAATACATTTATATTCTCCACGAACCTCATAATCGTATGTTACTTTCTTTTCTAAAGCCATTTTAACTCCTTGTTAGTTCCAGTATAATATCCATTATACAAATATTTTTAATCTATAAAATATGTTGTTGTTATAAAAAAAGTACCATCTGCTGTAATTTCTGAATGTTGTAAAGCAGTACCACCAGCGGCATCATCCCAATTCCATAAAACGATTGTAGTTGTATTTTGCCCACCATAACCAGATATACTTGTATCATCTGGAATAGCTAAACTTTCACCATAACCAATAGATACGCTATTATAAAACTTATTATGATTTCCAACAGTAAATGGCAATCCAGTTATTTTCATATTGCCACTACAACTTCCTAAACTTGAGCATGTCAATCTTGCTGTTAGAGTTACCTGTCTACCTATTTTTACATAAGCACCAGCAGTAGTACCAGCCATAGTAGCAGTATTTCCAGAAACATCTGCTAATACTGGTGTCCAATCGCCTTCTTCATAGTCGTCTAATGTGTTTGCATTTCCACTTGCATCGTCTGATGTAAATTCTATATTGCCAAGATATACTTTTGCATCAGCCCCTTGGCTGCAATATACTTTAGTTACAGATGCATTACCAAGTGTTACTGAGTTATTTGCTTGTCCTTGTGTATCTCTACCAATGACAACTTGATTTGTAGAGTCAGCGGCAGATGTTCTTGCGTTATCTCCAATTATTACATTATTAGTACCACTTGTTAAGGCAACTGTGTCAAATCCAGCCTGATGCCCGATAATCGTATTTGTTGTTCCAGTTACATTTGCACCAGCCTTATATCCTATTGCAGTATTCGCATTGCCGCAATTTGCAGATAAGGATTGATAGCCAACGGCAGTATTAAGTCCTCCATCATCAGTCCCATCTAAACATTGGTATCCAACAGCGGTATTCCCTGCGCCTGAAGTGATTGATGCTCCAGAATTATATCCTATACAAATCGTTCCATCAGCCGCATCATTATTAATTGCCGCTCCAGCATCATTACCTATCAATACCATCTCATCCTGAGAAGTCATAGCAACACCAGTACCTCGACCCACTAAGACATTAGAATTTCCGTCTGTAATGGAATCACCAGCTTGATAGCCTACTGCGGTATTATAATTTCCTGTCGTAAGAGCTATTCCGCTACTATCCCCGACAAGAGTATTGCCTGTAGATGCTCCTTCCATATCTCTACCAGCACTTGCACCTATTACAGTATTTCGGTCACCAGTTAATGCTGTACTTGAGTTTCCGCCTAATGTATTATATCCAAGAGCTGTATTATAATCTCCAGTTGTAACATTTTTTCCAGATTCCCATCCTATAGCAGTTTGACCCGTACCAGATGTCAAAGCAGTCAGAGCTTCTTTTCCTATTGCAACAGTACCATCTGCGCCATTACCAGCTAATGCTCCAGTTAATGTACCAGAACCTATTGCAACTATATTACTACAGTCTTGATTTGCCCAAGTACCGCCACCAGAATTGTATCCTATAAAGACACAATCATCAGATGCTTTAGATACTGAACCAGCATCGGTATCATCCATTGAAAATGCACCAATAGCAACATTGCGTAACCCACCATCGTGAACTAACATGGACTGATGCCCTATAGCGGTGTTGTAATCTCCTGTCGTATTTGCTTTCTGAGATTCAAATCCAAGTGCCACATTACCAGCTCCAGTTGTCAATGCTGTGAGGGCAGATGAACCTATGGCGATTGTGCCTGTTTGAGCATTAGCGGCAGTAGAATAAAGAGCCGCATTCCCAATGGCTATATTATCCAATACATTTGTACTTGCTGTACCTATGTCTGCTCCATAAAGGGCTGTGTAGCCAATCGCAATGTTATTATTTACATTACCACTACTACCCTCATCCATCACTCTCATTGCTTGGTAGCCAATCGCTACATTAAAACTTTCTGATGCTCCAGCATTTCTTAAAGCATCAGAACCAAGTGATGTATTGCCTGTACCGCCAACTAACGATTGACCGCTTTGAAATCCTACAGATGTATTAGCAGAGCCTGTTGTGGCTTCTAATGATTGGACACCCATAGATGTATTATAATTTCCACAATTAGCAGATAAAGCATTGTATCCTACTGCTGTATTGTATGCTCCATCATCAGTTGCATCTAAACATTGGTATCCAACTGCCGTGTTACCAGCTCCAGATGTCAAAGCGTATAATGCACCTTTTCCAATACCAATCGTGCCATCAGCATCATCAGTTACATTTCCATTAGCTACAGCCGATTCTCCAATAGCTATTGCATATCCTACACTTGTGGATGTTCTTAGGGCATCATTTCCAATAGCTACGTTATTATGTCCATCTGTTATATTCTCCCCTGCACTCTGACCAAGAACTGCATTATAACTTCCTGTTGTGACATCTAATAAGGCATTTTTACCTACCCCAACATTCTTAGTTTCTGCACCACTTGCTCCTTTACCAGCCGAATATCCTAAATAAGTATTATCTTCTCCTGTAGTAGTATACCCAGAATGATAACCTATAGCAGTATTGTTATTAGTGCTTACATTAGTATATAAAGACTCTTGACCGATTGCTGTGTTTGTTGAACCGCCAACGTTTGAATAAAGAGACCTATAGCCTATTGATGTATTATTATTTCCAGTAGTGGCTATAAGAGATTGATACCCTAGGGCTGTATTTGCCGCTCCACCTACACACGCTTTTAAAGTTTCATAGCCAATAGCGGTATTATAATATCCAGTAGTATTAACTAATAATGTATTCATTCCTACTGCCACATTCCCAGCTCCAGATGTTAATGCTTCAAGAGCTTTATGTCCAATCGCTATTGTACCAGTTTGAGGGTTGGTTCCTGTACCACTCATAGCATTTTTACCAATCGCAATATTTTCTTTTAATGCGTTGGTACTACTCATTGTGCCACCATATATAGCATTACTTCCAATCGCTATATTATCATCTACTGTTCCACTTGCTCCTTCAACGGCAGAACTCATTGCATCTTGACCTATAGCAATATTCCCTGTTTCGCCAGTAGCCGCCCCATCAAATGCTTCGTATCCGATTGCGATATTAGAATTTCCTGCTGTAAGAGAAGCAGAAGCACTTTTTCCGATTCCGATATTTTTAGCCCCTGATGTTAATGCGGCTAAAACCCCTGAACCGATACCAACCGTGCCGCTTGCGGTGCTTGTTAATACACCAGACATAACATTATAACCTAAAGCAACACAATCACTTACATCATTACTTGTAATGTTTCCACCCATTGAATAATTACCAACTACAACATTCTGGTCGCAGTCATCTGTTGCTCGGTTAAATGCTTGATACCCAAGAACAACATTGCCATCAGCAGTTGTTAAATCGTTCCCCGCTTCGTATCCTATCAATAAATTGGAATTTCCACCACCAGCAATATTCGCACCTGCTAAATAACCAAAGATAGTATTGCCAGCGCCACTATCATTATTACTTAGTGAGATTCGGGAGTTAGAATCTAAAACTAAAGGCTTTGTAGTGTTGTGTACATAAAACTCCATATTAGAGCTTTCAAAGTTTTGGATTCTCATTACTCCACTATTAAATCCAATCCTTGCTCCATCTGTTGCACCTTCGCCTGTATTAGAATCTGATATTTTGACATAACCAACACCATCTGATGCTCCGTGAATGTGTAGAGGATAGTCTGGAGAAGCCGTACCAATCCCGACATTGCCTGAACTACCTTCAATGAAAAAAGCATTAGCATTGTTATCTGATTCTACTCTGAAATCAAAATCTTTTGAATCCTCATTAAATACTATACTGCCTTGCCCTACACCACCATCAAATCCATTAATATTCAATACATTAGATGCACTATTATCTATATGTACTTGCAATCTAAATTCACCAGCAGAATCGGCTGTAGTTATATCAGACATAAAAGCCGCCATTGAAACCATTGTTTCTATACTGCTATCATTGTCTCTATATCCACTAAATGAAATATATCCTAATTGCTGGTCATCTGCTTGGCTGGTGCTTGCTTGTTGAAAATCAAGGTGACTTGATTGACTGCTTCCTGTATTTGAATTATAAAGAATTAATTTAGGAGAACCTGAACTTGCATCTGATATTGTTACTGAGTCTGCTAATCTAAGCGTAGTTCCTGTTTCACTATTTTCAAGTTGCATATATCCATCAGAGTGCCATTGTATATACGCTTTTGCTGATGTGCTTTCATAAAATCTTATATATGGGTTGTTTGAACTCTTCAGCATTAATTTTTCATCAGCAGAGCCACCGATAGTTATTTGTGAATTAGTTGTATCTACTGTAAATATGTCACCACCATCGGAGTTCTTGCGCACAAGGAATGCTTCTGTACTAGTTACATCTATTACCTGAGTTCCTTCTAATATCTCATCAAAGGATAATGAGCCACCACCACTTACAGTTAAATCTCCCGATATAGTTAGGTCGCCATCTATTGTACCCCCATTACCGAAGTCCTCAGTAATAGCTTTTAACATTGAACTCTGCATTATATCTCCACAGTCTTTACTGCACCAGTTGTGGTGCTAGTAGAATTGTAATTGAAATAAACCGTATTACCCAACCCTCTCGGAACAGTTAGAAATGTTAAAGTGTTTTTTGGAATCACTAGGTCATTTGCTGCTGTAACATCTGTAGTGGTAGTAGAAAAATTAAAATAAATCTCTACTGCTGAATATACTCCTAATGTAGATGTCATAGTTGCTAATGCTAAATGAGTTGTATTTCCTGTACTTGCACTTGAGCCTGCCGTACCAGCTGAATTGACTGTCCATTCACCGCCTACTGTTGCATTTAAGGCTTCTTGAACTGATCTTTTATGTAGTTTACTCATTAGCTTGATTTCCTATATACGATTGCAAAATCACCACTAGCTATTTGAACAGATGACCACTCCCCATAAATGGTTTGCCCTGCTAGTAATGTAACTGATGAAAGCGTGTCCCATATATCTGTATCTACAGAAGTAGCTGCTGTAATAACACAATCAACAGAAAGTGCCTGAATTGCTACATAAGTATGGGAATTGACCGTTGCGTTAGTGACATAATCATAGCCACCTCCACCTAGTCGGTTCTGTGCTTCTTGGGTAGTGTAATGATGTAAATTTGAAGTTGCCATTGATTCTCCTAATCTCTAAGGTTAATGGTAAACCATGAACGAGCCTTTAATAAAATTACTTTTTCTTTTTAAATAGCTTTTTCTTTGGTTTTAGTTGTTTTTTTTCTGGGGTTAGTAAACCCTTGCCTTTTACCACTTCGTAACCATTTGCCACCATTTTAGAGGCTTTAGAGCCATCTGTGGTATGTTCATAATGATTACCTTTCTTTAATATTATCATAAATCTTCCTTTCAATAATGGGGGCAGAATAATCTACCCCCAAAATTATCACTAAGGTTTAAGGATTAAGAAACTCAATTCCTTTAACATGGTTTGAAGTAGTGATTACTGCTCCGTAGATAATGTCAGCGACCACTTTAGTGCCGAGATAAGACACGTCATAATCTGACTGAACACGAATGTCCTGCTGTACAGCTACTGCGATTGCAGATTTATGCACCAAGTAAGCTGCCTCGATTCCTGTACTTGTTGTAGTAGGAATTAAAGAGCTTGTAAAAACTGGGATACCAAATAGGTTTCCAACTTGACCAGTTTGCATAACAGCATTATCATTACCAAAACCAACTCCAGCGCCTGAGTTATTAGTTACAAATGCTTTAGAGTTTAGCAAGTCAGCATAAATAAGTGGATTCACGAAGAATGCACATTCATCAGCTGGAATATCATTTGCCATTAATGTTCCAAGGGCCGTTTCTACATCTGCGTTAGACATACTGTTGTCTGCTGCTAATGTCTGAGTTGTTCCTAAAGTCTGAAGCAAGGCTTCAATTTTAGTGTCAACTGCTTTAGCAAGAGCATACGCCATAGATTGAGCATACTTATCAAAAAGCTGTTCATTTGACTGAACCATAGCAATATCTTCAAATAACTTTGCAGCGTATTTGTGTTGGTCAATTGCTAGGTCTATGTCTGTTTCAACATTTGCTGTGTATTCTACTGATGTGTTAGCAGATTTATCAGCACTTGCCACTTCTTGCACAGTAGGAATATGTAATACATCGCCTCTGCCTTGAACCAGGCTTGAGTAATCGTCAAAGAATGGTTTTAATACTAGTTGTTTCTCAAAATACCTATAGACTCCATCTGCCCAAAGTTCAGGCACAAAGACATCAACATCAGATTTCTGAGTAACATCACCAGTAAATCCATAATAATTAGCCATTTATAGACTCCTTATTTATTCATAGCATAACCCTTAACAATGTCTTTCCAGTTTGTTCGCCTTTCTTCCTGTGACATTTTTGTCCAATCTTTATTGTTAGGGTTGACCGCCCTAGCTGGGGTTCCACTTGTTGGGGGTACACTATCATTGTTATTAATTAATTTAGAGTGCAAGGTTCTTAATTGTGGAAGTGATAAACTACCAAACTGTTCCCTGTCACCCTCTTCAAAATCTGCAAGTATCTTTTCACGCTGGTCAGCTTCATCTTTTCTAAAAGCCTCTACAATGGGTTCCATCTCTGAAAGTTTTACAGCCCTTTCTTCAGCGAGTTGCTGCCATTGGTTCTGTTCTTCCATTTGTTTCTGCCTATCAGTTTCTCGTTGCTTTTCCATTTTTGCTAACTTAGCTTCAGATTCCTGCGCCCTTTTTCTGTATTTTTTGCTCTCCTGAACTAACTGACCATAGTCGGGTAATTCTATGTCAGTATTCTGGCTATCAGTTGCCACCTCTGTTGATGTTGCTTTCTCCACCACAGGCTGCTCAACATAAGCCTTTGGCTGGGTTTCCACACTCTGGGATTTTGTATCTTCAGACATTCTGTCCTCTTCTTTAGTTGTTAAAACTTAATAATGAATGTATCTTTTTTAAAATGGTGTAATTTCATTTTTTAAATTTCTTCTCTAATTCTTTTTTTCTTTCTTTCCTTCTTTTGATCTCAGTTATTTTTTTTTCTGAATATGACTCAGGAACTATTCTACAATTACAGTTAGCACCACACACACTAAATCCACTTCTAGGTAATCCTGCAAGCTCCCAATAATTATATTGCTGTACCCTCCCTGCCCTTTCAGCACAGTCTGGGCAAACATTGTTTCCTGCTGATACCCACCTAAATGATTCTATCCCTTTTTCATTATATACAAATTTTTCAGCTTCAAAACTAGCATTGGTCACAGCTTGACTTGTAGTGTTCTTAATGGCATTTCTAAATTCACCAAATATCCTACCACCTTCATTAAGGTCAGCCAATAAAACACTTTTAATTGAATCTTTTGACATCCCAGATTTGATCATTGTGTTTATTAATTCATCTAATCTAAGCACAGTTATTGATGCAGATGTTGCGACCCTTCCTGCTATTACTATTTCTAATAACTCAAGACCTTCACTAAGCTGCTCATCTGCTTCAGGCACGCTTTAACTCATTCTCTATGTATTTTTCCATCATTTGTAAACCTTTCTTTTCTTGCTTAACAGTTATTCCAAACCATTCTCTTTTTGGCAGTCTTGGATTTCCAGATTGATGATAAACACCTACATCATCTCTTTTGTCAGGGGGCTTTAAGGTTGCAGCTTGCCTTGACCTTGTTGCTTTCTCTTTAAATTTTATCTTGGACATTGAACCAGTAGCATTTAAAGGCACTCTTGGGTTTTTATATTTTTTTTGCCTTTTAGACTTTATAGTTGAAGGTTGAAGTTTTTGCATAGGTTTCATATCAACACCTTGACCAAATTGCAGTCTTTGTTTATGGTCTTTTATTACATTGCCAGCAAAGTCATTAATTACATCTTTGAGGTCTAATTTAATTTTTTTTAAATTAAAGTGCTTTTCTATGTCTATGTTAAGTCGCATTACTTACAACCTTTTCTGCATACTTCTTACCTTCATTAAAACCCTCTCTTATTTCTTTTCTATGCTCATCTAAAAAGGCTTTTCCTAATTGCTGCAAATATGGTTCTGGGTTTTTTAATAATTCATCAAGGTCTATTGCTTCTAGTATTTTATCAGCATCATTACTGACCTTTATTTTTAAAATATCTATTTTGTCTAAATAGTTATCAACCAGTTGTGCCAAGTTCTCTTAATCCTCCAAATGTGGGTTGTTGTGGTTGGGTTGCTTCTCTTTCTGCAACTGTTTCTTCCCTTACCTCATCTAATTTACTTTGTAGTTCTTCATCAGTCATGTCAGGATTAAAATATAGCAATAGGTCTTTCCTAGACATAATCCCATTATCTATCTTCCAATCAAGCCATGCTCTCTCTTCCTGGGGTGACATAGGATAAGATACTTCTCCAAAGTCCACAGCATAATCTTCTGACAGATTTAATAAGCCATGCACCTCAAGTATCTTTCTGTCTATCTCATATCTACTATGCTCCCATTCTCTAAATAAGGATTCATCACTTTTTCTTGCTTCTAGGTTTTCTATTTCAAGTATCCTTAGTGCTTCTCCTGAAGGGGTTGATCCTCCCGATTCACCCCACCTTATCCTTAATTGATTATTCTCTGCTGTTTGGTTCGCCATTGCCTTGACTGCTTCTATCATTTCATTAAGGCTACCTGAGGGGCTTTGATAGCTGAATGTTGCACCCTCTGGTAATATGAGTGCTTTATCTACACCACTACTTAATTTACTTTGTCCTTCATCTATGCCTGTGAATACTGGTTGCCCTAATCTAAATCTTGTACTTAATGCTATTTCAGTCATAGCTATTCCAATATGGAGGGCAGCCCTTGTTACATCATAAGAGTTTTTAGTGAACATTGCCCTAGAGATAGGGTTTATTCCATAAGGGTTTATCATATCATCATTGCCCTGTATGGCATACCTCTTACCCTTTTCATCAAATTCAAAGTGCATACCAACCATGCCTTCTCTATCTTCAGACCAGAACACATACCTCTTATCAGTAGCATTACCTTCTATTTCATAGCTGTATCCATAAGGCTCTGACTCTCCATAGAAATAATATTCTTTTACACTAGGCAATAGCTCATATTCTAATCTGGTCTTTCTTTCATTGTATCTTGTCTTGAACCAACAACAGCCAAGCAACCAAGTTAGTTCAGCAAACTCTCTTGTTTTAGAATTTAACTTATAAGCAATATCATTATAGTCTTGATTGACCTCACCACCTATTACCCTTTTAGGGCTTTCTTTATATAACATCATTCTAGCTTTAGCAAATCTTGGCACACAAGACTGAACAAATGGAGGTACTTGTTGTAGGCTGTCACTAGCAAACCATTGTTCTAAGTGTATATCTAGGTTTTGATTATAATAGAAATCAAGTGATTCCATTACACTTGTATCTTCTTTTTCTAGATATCCCTTATAAGCATCTTTAACACTTGCTAGGACAACTCCCTCTGATAATTCAGGGATGACTACTCTGTTTACTGACTTACCGAAATTATACATCTTTTTTATTCCTCTTGTATTGTTTAGCAGTCCTCCCTTGCTGATTAAGTAATTTATTTTTCTTCAACCTTTTTCTTTTCCTGTCCTTTGCTTTCTTGTTAGGCATTACCAACTCACAGTAGTTCCAACCATTCTTCTAATTGGAAACTTATGGCTTATTGCATAAGAGCAAGCATCAAGGGCATGAGTAAGCTCAATATTATCTTTTGCTAACCCACCTCTTTTATCTCTTTGGCATTGCTCTAGGTCTTTAATTAAATAAATACAGCTAGGGTCAACAGTCATTCCTATTTTACCTTCTGCATCCTTTAGCTTTCTATTAAGTGCGTTAAGCCTATCTATATGGCTAGGGTGAGATTTCTTTGTCCTAATTAAAAAACCATGATCTCTTAGTATCTGATGATCACTTCTTCTACTGGTTGTGCTTCTGGCTTTACCAGCAGGGTCAGGGTAACACTCTATGTTAGGGGCTATCTTCTTCATGGCTAATGCAATCTCTTCTGTATTGCTATTCTTTAATCTTAGTTCATCAAAGAAATGTACAGTACCATCTGTATACTGGCAGGCTAAAACTGCCGTCATAAAGTCTACGTTAAAATCTACCCCCCACCACAAATAAGAGGATAGTTCACCAGACTTAGTACAATGAGTATCTCTATCAAAATTATAAGCTGCTCTATTCCCTGTTGTTTCAAAGCTTCCTTCAAACTCTTGCCTGAATACCACTTCATCCATTGTCCTCTTAGCTAATTCTATTTCTTCTTTAGGTACAAAGCCACCTTCTAGGGTAGTAAACTGCCATGACTGCCATTCTTTATCAGCTTGTCCTTTACTGTATAATTCATACATTATATCATAACCACTTGGTGTGCCAATAAATAAACATTCCCCCTGGGTAGTTGCTAACATAGGCATTATTATTTCTTCCCATACATGGGGTTTTATATAAGCCATCTCATCCATTACACATTTTGTTAATTCCACACCTCTCAAATTATGTTCATTGTCTGCACCTTTTACTGCTAACTCAGCACCATTACTAAACACTACACTCATTTCTGATTCATTTAATTTAGCATTGTCAAACCCTGCGAACATTTGCCTAAGTATAGGAAACACGATCATCTTTCCCTGCCTGTAAGTTGGAGTAATAAACCATCTTCTCTCATTAGGTTTAAACTCGTCTTTGAGTAGATACATTAAACTCAATACGGTTTTACCCCATCTTCGCCCACATACTAGAACTTTAAATCTGGATTTATTATTTAAGATTTTTCTACGAGTCTTATTAACAGTCCAATTAATCATCTATTACCATTACTTGTATAGGTTCTGACTTAGTTGTCCTCTCCTGCCTCTCAAGGGCTTTACCCTCTAGTCTTTCTACAATGAACTGTATAGCTCTCAAGTCACCTCTTTCAGCCAACTGAAATAATTTAGATACAACCACTTCCCTTCTTTCTTTATCATTGACCTTAGTAAAACTAAAATTTTTTATTAAGTCAGTATAGGCATTTCTTCTTCCATTAAGATTCCCAGACTGTCCCTTCTTCCACATTGTATCTGGTTTATGACCTTTCTTGAACTGTCCATTAACCCTTCTGATGTCCTTCTGTTTGTCACTCATACTCTACCAATGCCATTACATAAGCCTTATTCAACTTATCTATTAATTCTTTTACTTTGTGGGTGTCAATCTCAAAAACATCAAATTCTAATCTATACACCCCTGTACTCTTGAGGTTCTTTATGCCTACTAATTCAGTAGTAAGTACAATGCCTTCTTTATTTTCTTTTGGCACGCTTCATTTTTTTCTTTTTCTTGGGGCGACCTTTTTTTGATCCATATGTTCCTTTGCCCATTGGCATAGTAAACTCCTATAATTTAGTTGGTATAATTTAGTTTAAAAGATATATAATATAAAATACACAAAAGCCCCAGGATTAACTGAGGCTCTTTTTAGTGGTTTAGTGGTTAGTTGTTAAATATCAAATGTTTCCATAAAGTCATTTAGTTTCTCATTGTGTACTTCTTCAGCATCCAAAGTACCAAGATGTCTATCTTCATCATCTGCTTGACATTGTTTTTCGTGATTGTATTGTGCATTTAATAGCATTTTACCATTTGAAACACTTTTCTCTTTTTTACCACAAGTTTCATTATAAAAGTTTTCAAATGTTTTATAAACAAAATCTGCACATTGATGATATTGGTTATAATCAAATGATTTGTCAATATAAGTTCCCTCTTCATATCTTTTATCACCATCTTTAATGTTAGATTCAGTATAACAATCTTTAAAACTAGAATCTTCCCAAATTGTAACACATATATCATCAACAACTCTGTGTTCATAAACATATACATTAATTACTTTATGTTTCAATTCCATTGAAAAAACCAAACCAGTTTCTCTACTATTATATAATGGTCTTGTTTGAAATTCAGCACCATAATAACCAAACTCTGATTTGAAAGGTAAAAAGTCTGGGTCATAATCTTCTAATATTTGTGCTACTAAAAATGCACACTTTTTAATTGAGAAGGTTAAGTCTATTATTGTTTTCATGTTCTTAACTCCTTTTTTGGTTTTTATTCCTTATACCCAAAAAGCCCCATTTAAGGGGCTGTTTAGGTTTCTTTTGTTTATTAATTATTAAAATAAAACATTAACACATAGCAGCAGTTACTCAACTGAGCATCAGCATCAGCATCAGTTAAGTTTTCTGTTTGTATATAATTTTTAGTTACTTTGTATTTATTTAAATCTTCTAATGTGGTTTGCATTACAGGTAGCGTATTTTCATTATTATACCACTCCATGCCATATGCTCCATGTGCCGCCCTTACTCTGTGCTTCAATTGACCTTTTCTTACTAATGCTTTTAATGTGTTAAAAGTAACTTTTTTCATGTTTAACCCCTGTTTTGTTGTTTTATTCATAAACAAATATAATACAAATAAATGATAAATGAAAGGGTTTTATAACCCTTGCCTAAGGGTTAATAATAAGTCATTTTACATACTATACAAGCCCATAATCCATCTTCCTGCTTAATACATTCTTTCTTTTTATCACATAGGTCACAGTAGGTTTTTGTTTTCATTTTATCTTGCTTAGCCACTGCTTATATATTTGATTTGCTATTTGTGCGATCATTACAGGTGGAACACTCATTCCTATAATATATTTAGGTTTATTATTTAAAAAATTATAATCAAGAGGAAAAGAACCTGCTAGCTTTAAAGATTTATCAGATATATAGTTTGCGCGTTTATAATGAGACATTACCCCAGCATTAGTAGCCGTAATCGTATTTAAAATTTTATTTTTATGTACTTTTATAGAATTAAAAAAACTTCCTTTAGGGTGTACTGTTGAAAAACTATTTCCAGGTTTAGTTAATTTCCACCATTTTTTATATGCTTCAGATAATTTTTTTCCAAATCCAAAGTCTATCTCATTAAAAAAAATAGGCTTCTCATTAAATTCTAATTTTAAATATGGTTTTTGGTCAAATAATGTTTGTTGATATAGAAAAGGCTCTGCTAAATCTTTTCTAAGGCATATAAAAAACACTCTTTCTCTTTTTTGCGGAACACCCATTTTTGAAGAGTCTAATAACCAGTATTGAGTATAATAACCTGCTTTTTCAAACTCATGGTATATTTTATAAAGATATTGCTTTGCATCTCCAAAAAGTAATCCTTTTACGTTTTCAGCCACTACTACTTTAGGTTTTAGTTTTGCTGCTAGTTCAATAAAATCAAAAAACAATGTATCTAAAACCTGCTCACTTTGACCTTCTCTAAACTTTTTTTCTTTTCCCCAGTCTTTTTCTCTATTTCCAGCCATTGAAAAACTACTACAAGGCGGAGAACCATCTAATATATCTAAATTAAATAACTCTCCTGGTAGATCGTCTCTATTTTTAAAAGTTTGTATACTTTCTAAATAACTATATTTAGGATTATGATTGATTTTATAAACCCCCATCATTTTAGGATCAATCTCATTTACTCCAATTACATTAAAGCCTGCTAGTTTATACCCCATGGACGAACCACCTCCACAAGCAAAGCAACTAAACACGCTCCCTTTGTCTTTAGTAAAAACACTATCTTTTAATTTCCAATTATAATTAAACATCTTTACAGTCAGTACAAACCTTTCTTTTCTTACCTAGTGTTGGAATGTTTTCCTGGGGGTACTTAACAAACTTTCTAGTATCAACCCAATGAGGTACTTTACTCCATGTTTGTTCACACTTGCTGCAATAGAAAACAACATCATCTATTCTATGTTTTCTTTTATCAAATGCTGATGACCTATTTTTTTTAAATAATCTTTCATTATTGTTTCTATAGTCAGTTTTTTCTAATATCCAATAAATCATATTTTCATCCCCCTTATCCATTACTTAGGCTTTTCAGGTAAGTATTCTATTGCACAACATGAAGAACCATTCTTTAATTGCCATTCATATGTTGGTAGTTCTTTTTTGCCGCATCCAGAACAATATGCTATATAATACCCTGTTTCGGTTTTTTTAAATTTGGAAGTAAAATTATCAACACCCTTTTTAACATCACCATTCCATTCAACATCATTGCTTTTCCACTTCGCTAATCTCCTACTAATATCAAATGTTTGCTGCTTTTCAAATCTCATTAATCTTCCACCCTCATTTGATTCAGTCCAAAAATCTGTAAATTGTTTTAATAATGCTTTTGACATATCATGTTTTTTATAAAGTTTTTCACACTTTGTTATAAAATCTAATTCTCTTTTTTCTTTATCTTTTTTTTTTACTTTTTCTTTAACCTTATCTTTATCTTTATCTTTAGGGGTTATAGTAACCCTTTTCATACCCTTTAATAAGTTCTTATCATTTAACCTTTTAATTACACTCATGTGAGGTTTAGAATTTTCTTTAAGTTCACCATATTGGAAGTCAATAAAAGATGGTATGAAATACTGCTCTTCACCTTGTATGTATTCCATCTTTTCTTTAATGGTATCTGGCAGCTCTTCATAAGTAACAGTCTCACCTATAATAAACTCTGCTAACTCCCAATCTGCATCCCATATCCCAGCGTGGTCACATTTGCCTAATAAGTAAATCCAAACCAGTTTGTTCTTGGTTGATAGCTTTCTAAACCAAGCCTTATCCCATATTTTAGTGTCAATGAATCTTTTAGCCATTTTTATTCTCCATTTTTTCTATTCTATTCTGCATATCTTGAATAATTTTTATTATTTCAATTTGAACTTTGTGTAGCTCTATTATATCATCTTTTATTTCTAGTTTTACTTTCATTAATTCCTCTAATGTGCTATACATATTTTTCATCTTGTTAATTTGTGAATTGTTGTTTCATAGAAACCACTTGATGAACCCTTATTGTCAAGTCCATCATAATAGATTTCTTTGTTAATGTCATATTCTTTTTGCAATTGATACTGAATGTACTCAATTATATCACACTTATCTTGTGGGTCTAATTTTTTAAATGTTGCAAAAAAATGTAATTGAAATGTTTCACTAAATTTTTTTTTATTAGAATCATAAACACATTTAAAAAGTGCTTTCATTTAATAACCCTCATATTCATTAAAGTTTCTTTTTGATTTTCTAGTTACTTCTGTTTGTTTTACAATGTTATAATCATTATCAAAACCATTCCCTATATAATAAAGTTGATTGTAATTCTTCATAGTTTTAATATTCTTTTTTTCATGTATAGAAACAAGAAATCTAAATCCATTTTCAGTTTCTCTTGGATATATATTAGACACTTTAACACTATCTCTGTACGTCCTATAAATAGGAACCATGTTTTTAGTCTTATAATACTCATTAGGAAACTCACTATTGATAACATCTTCATAATAAGTATTCCTGAGCAATAACCATTTCGCTCCAGTATAAAATTGAATAAATCCAGAGGCTTTGCTTTTTTTCTTTGCTGGGTAAACATTACCAACATTTATATGACCATATTCATTAGTTTTAATTAATACCATTTAATCCCCCTATTTTGTTTTTTAATTCAGCTTCTAACTCTTTAAAATCTAATTTGTTTTTATTTATTGTATTAGCTTGTTTTTTTAATCTATTGAGTCTTGCCTTTCCTAATGTTTTTACTGCCCATTCTTTGGCTTCTATTGGGTGTTTATGCCACCAGTAGAGATGACAGCCAACACAAAGAGCCTTAACATTTTCTACATCAAATTGCATCTTTCTATATTTGCCTTTAGGGTAGATATGTGAGGCGTGAAGCCTATCAGACTTTCCACACCTCAAACATACCTTGTCCCTGAGTAACACATATTTTCTAACTAATTTATGCAGCTTGTTTCTTTCAGCTTTTTTCAAAGCAATGCCATGTACCTATTTATTAACATTTTAAGCCTTTGATATGCACCACCATTCTTATCTATTCTACCTTGCTCTAACAGCCTTTCATAATACTTGACCCAGGGCAATAAAGAACCTTTTTTATTTAACCTAGAATGGTAGATCAGCTTCATCTTGCTTTTGTTCTTGTTCTAATACAGCATCAAGCCCTCTAGCTATTTTAAACATCTCAGGCATAATTTCTTTTATGAGCAAAGTTTTTCCAGCAGGGCTTAATTCTTTATCTGTACAAGCAAGCCTAGTTGCATTATTAAAAGCCATGCCCCAAAGAATATCAAGCCGCCTATCTGTGTCCCTTTCCTTTACAGAATTATATCCGTAGGGCTTTTGCTCTACTGTTTCAATATCTTTTATTTCCTTTTCATATTTTTCTTCACTTGGCTCAACCTTCCAATAAACCTGACCTGGTTTGTTCTCATTGTTGCAAAGTTCAATTACAGCAGTTTCACCCTTACTAAAAAATAAAAGTTTACTCATAAGAGGTTGTGATGCTTGCAGCTCAAATTCGTCACCTTGTTTTATTGCAAAAGAACCTGACCCGGCTGTTAAATAATCCTCACCAATGTTCTCACACCTTACCTTGTATTCTAGCTTATTCCACTTGTTTTCTTCACCTTTTACATCTTCACCATTTACAAGTATTGCAACTTCAATAGGTTTGCCAATATTGTGTTCTTTTTTTAGTTTTAAAAATGCCATTCTGTTCTCCTTAGTATGTTATCATTTGATATATAATTCTAACAAGTGCTACTAGCACTAATGGTGCTATAATTATTGGAAGGGTGTTATCTATCCAATCAATTATTTTTTCTAGTATGTTTATCATTTGGTTAGATCCTTTATTGTTTTATTTAACATTGAAATAATCATCATCACAGCAAATACAACTAAAACCCATATAAGCGCTGCAATACCTAAAATAAAAAAGTTTCCTATCCACTCTGCTATGTTCATAATTATCATTCCTCCACCTCATCAATTATATGATGAAATAATTCATTTTGAATGTCTATCTTTTTTTCTACTCTGTGCAATCTCCAAAGCATACTAAGATTTAATAATAATATCATAAGCATGGTGAACTCCCAATATGGAAAATACTCTACACTAAATAAGACTTCCCAGTAATGTCTCATACTATCTCCTTTTTATTTTTTGTAGTAACAAATGAAAACAATACCCACAATATGCAAATAACCCACCATATAAAATATTAGGATGTGGCTCACCACATAAACCAAATATATGTTTTAAAAAATGTATCAAGTTGTCCATTTAAAATAATTTGTATTGATCTGCATCATTATCATCTTCGGCAGTTTTAAGCCTCCAAAGATGTTCTTTTTTACCATACATCCCCTTAACCTTAATATTGGTTTTTATTATTTTATTGTCATCAGTTAGGTTGGTCATTGCCCTTCTTATAGAAGTAATTGGACAGCTTAACTTTAAATTTTTAAGTACCTGAGAGGGGCTTAGTGGCTTACCATGGTTAAGAAAATAAGAATATATTAACTCTTCTTGGCTTCTTGCTTTTCTGTGGCTTTCTTTAAGCTCCTGACCCTTTTCAAATGTAGTGTTAAAGTAGCTCATTTTAAATCCTTTATATCATTTGATAGCTGCTGGAATTGATCTGCTACTTTGAGATCTGGGTACATACTAGCAAAGTGTTCTAAGGCTTCTATTATATATCCATATTCTTTTTTATTTACTATGATTTGAACATCACCAGAAGGCTCAGGAGTGGGGGGGGTCTTAAATTCCTTTATAGATAAGCCAGATACACTTGAGGAATTTAAGGTTGTAGTTGCGGAGTCCCCTTTGAACATGACATCCCGAACCTTGCTGGTGAAGTCTGCGTACTCTTCCACGATTTGATTAATTCTTATACACAAAGCACCAAAGTGAATTAGCCTTTTTGAATCCTCATCAAGATCTTCCCCTTCTGTATGGGTCAATAAGGATTGCAAGGCATTAAATAAATTAAAATAATTCTTTTCAAGCTCTAAATATTGAGCTTCACTATGTTTGTTTAGCATTGGATATGGCATTATTTACCCCTTACAATTTTTCATACAATGTTCAGAATCACTTATATAATTTTTATGTTTTAGACAATATGGTCTCATTATTTACTCCCCTTTATATTGTTTAGTACATCTTTAGTTATATTTCTCGTTGAAGTTCCATTACGAAGTTCCATTTCAAAACTAGCTAAATCTAAATAAGCACCCCTCGCTTTGTATTTGTCTAGGTATTCTGCAACATCTTCAACAAGCCAACTAAGTTTATCTCTTTGAATTGTAACCTCTGCTGCCTCTGCTTTTTTAACACCATTCTCAACTAACTCATCCCAACTAATAGTAGCATAATACTTTTTAGATATAATTTCTGCTTTTCGATGTACCCCACCATAATTAGGAGCAGTTCCCTTTACCCTACCCATTACTTACCCTCATATTTAGTTGAAAACTGTACATTAAACTCTTGACCAAAATCCAAATTGTCATTCATCTCATACTCTCTCCAACTTGACTGCATTCTAAATTTGTACCATTGACCATCAAGTTGAAAATAAGCATAATCACCCCAAGACGTTTCTATCCAGATCATTATTTGATGACCATCAATGTAGTGCCTGTCAAAATCCCAAGTAGCACCTTTTGCATTACTATTTAGTTTTGGCTTTCTACATTTAACTGCTTTTATTTTTATTATATCCTGACCAGACTCTCTATATAGTATCATTATTCACCCCCTTCAACTGTAAACTTTTTTAAATCATAACGCTCCAACAATTCAGTTTTATTATTAAAGTATTCAGCATCATATAATTGTTCATCATTTCTGTATAACAAAACAGTCCAAAGCCTTAATGACCTATCATAAAAAATAACCACTTCCCACTTGTTGCCATTTAAGATTTCAATATGTATATATGTTTTCATCCTACTTACACCCCTCTGCTTTCGCTATAAGACTCTCTACATTTAAATCTCTGCAAGTATTAGGACAATATTTATTTAACTTTTTTAACATCACAAGCATTTCTAGAAATAGCCTAAGTTGGTTGTAAATCTCAATTTCAGCAACGAAGGCAAGGTTTTGACCTTTGTTGTTATCTCCACAATTACTTGCAACTCCATTCACCCCTTCTGAAATGATTTGTGAATATATTTTTTTCATATTACTTACCCCCTATCTCTAAAGTTTTCAGTTCAATTATTCTAGCCAATATTGTGTTTACTACGTCAAGCTCTTTCTTATTGTCTAGTCTTAAAGTAAGAGCCATATAACCATGTGTTTTTTCTAGCTCTTCTCTTTTTTCTACCAATACTTTATATAAATAAAGCAGTTCTTTTTCTGATAGGTTCATTTAAAAACCCCATATTGTTTATTTTATTCATAACTAAATATATAAATAATATTTAATAAAGTAAACTGTTTTATTTTTTATTTAAAGGGTTAAGTAAGGGTAAGGGGGAGAGGCAGAGGTGCTTAGTTATGAATAAGGACATAATGGAGTTAACGCCCTGTTCACCCCTGCCATCTAGGGTAGAAACTTAAATATATTTTTTATTAATTAAAACTCTTCTTCTACTCTAAATTTCATAGACCATAAACTATTTGCTACTTGGGTCATATTAAGAGAGTCCTGTCTAAATCTAGCTAGTAAATAAGACCTTTCTGCATTGTCTCCTGTATCAGTAGAGTCTCCACAAAAAATAAATGGAATTAAATTACCTTTAGTTCTGTTCCATAGATCTGATATAACTGTGTCTGATGCTGCTACCTCACTATCATAAGCTGAAGGCATCACATCAGAACTTGATAAATAACTAAAATTCAAGTCATATATTATACGACCACCATAAACCCCAGAAGCAAATGTAGAAGTAGCAAATGGTGATTTACTCCTAGCATTAGTAAACCTTCTTCCTAAGTGTGTAGCATTGCCATATTTTTGCCCCCCTACAGATTGTTGCACATCTACCCCATCATATACAATAGTTCTTTTAACTGATAAATCGGGGGCATTTGGCATTGTATATGACTCGCCTATCATTATACATCCAATTTTTAAATCATAAGTTCCATCAAAGCTACCATCTACAGCAGCAACAGAAGAGTCACTATCTGTGCCTTCAAATTGTATTCCCCAGTATTGGTCATCACTAGAGTCAAAGGTGAATATAGTAGAGCCATCAGTTGCTGGTTCTGAAACATTATTAGCTATTGAATCAGCATTAACAACTTCTACCATATTTGCACAAGCAGTAGCACTTCCCATGTCAGCAGCTTGAACATGACCTTCTGTGTCACTATGAGCAACCCTTACCTTTGCTTGAGAGCTTTTCATATTATGATTTAGTATTGCTACATAGTCACAATTAAAAGCAGAGCTGCCTAAGTCTATATTTATTAATACATGGTCAGCCTTTATTGCTGAACTTCCAGATGTTTCAAAATGCACTTGATTCATTGGTTTCATATCAAATAATTCAGCTTCACTACCAGCATTGAATGTATTAATTAAATCTGAGCCACTCATCACATCAAAGTTCCCATCTTGGGCTGTTCCTGTTGCCATTAAAAAATTAGGATGATCTGTAAAAAATTTGGGTATTTTGGGATCCATATTAGCCATTACGCATCTACCTTTATTGCTTTAATTGAACAGCCAGTTATCTTTTTTGAGATACTTGTTATTAAAAAATAATCTGAACTAAAGGCTGCTCCATATAGTTTCAGGTTACTATCCCAATTACTAAAAGTGATATGGTCTGTAATTTCTAGGTCATTGTATTTTGGAGTCAATATATCAAACTCTAATATAATTTTTGTATCTTTGAATATTGCTTTATATGCGTCTGCTATTTGAGTAGCCGTAGTTGAATCAAGTGTCCCAAGTGCATCAATTACAAGTTTTAAGGTCTGATTGTTGCCATCCACTGTTGTGCCTTGTGATGTAGAATCAGTAGTGTTTACTTGGCTTAGATTTTGCTCCTGTCCATAATCATAATTATAATTAACTGTAATATCATTTCTAACTGTGCTTAACTTGGTCTTAGAAATTGATTTTAAATTTATATCAAGAAAGTCTATTGTTTTATCTGCTGAAAATGTATCCCCAGGTCTTAACAATGTCCTGATCTTAAATTTTCCATCACCACTTAGCCAAACCCAACTGCATATCTGTTTACATATTTGGTTAATAAGGTCTTTAGAATTAATAAACTTGTACTGTGAAAATGCAAATTTAATATCTGCAATTGCATCATTAAGTGTAAATGCAATGTCACCTTTACTTGAGTCTGTTTGACCATTTCCTGACCTATCAAATGATTCAATATCAATATCTTCTCCAGTTGTTGAGCCATCTAACCCCATTTCAGTTCTTAAAATATCCTCTATAATATAAACTGGGTTTTCAATTAAATCATTTGCTGCATAATTTGGGTCAGGCTCATTACCATTTCCATTTGTTCTTGCTGAAGAATTAATAGTATCTATCCAAGCACCATATTTTCTACCTTTACCTGAACAATATACATAATCAATATCTGCTGGGATTGATACAACTCTTTCAGTTTTGATTACAAATGTTTCTGATGGTATATCACCTTCTTCAATTTGATCATATTCAACTGTTCTATATTCAATTAAATCATCAATTCTTTTGGTTAAAGTTTTAGATGGGGAAAGAGTAACAAACCCGCCCATTTCTTTTATGTTAACTTCAATAGCCCCAGCCTCAGGAGTTGTTCTTATTTGCAAGTGACCACTTTGAGCAAAATCCCATCCATCACCACTTTGAATTTGAACAGTTGTATTTAGGCTACCACTATTCAATGCATCTACACCAAATACTGAATATTCTTCTGCATTGTTCATGTCAATAGTTCCATAGTCAAAAATCACATCAACACGACTTACAACACCAAGATTAGGAACTTCTGGGATTGAAATATCTCTATTTTCTGTTCCTGTTGATTCTGATAATGTTGTAGAGGTGCTAAAACTTCCATCAACCCAATTAGACACATTTGATTCAGTACTAATAGGAACAAATAAGAACCATGACGTTCCTTTATATTTTAATGATGGATTTGATAAGGCTGTATTTGAGTTATCACAAGCAATATAATGACCACTATTATATATGTATATATTCTTAGAATTTAATGTGTGCATTGTTTCATTATCAACTTTTGCATAAACATATCCATCAGCTTCATTTAAGGTATTGGTAATAATTGCTGGGAATTTTCCTTTAGTAAAAAAATAGTCAAACTTTGGAGAGGATGGAATAGTACCAATATTTGCTTTTGTAGCAAAATCTCCATATGCTATTGGTACAGGCTTGCCTATGTTTTTTTCTGGTGCATTTGCATATGATGCTGATGTTAATGTTGTTTTTGGAAGTCTTTTGTGTTTTTTTGAACTAAGATCAATTAATGTAAATTTAACAGATGTATAGTCATACTGAATATCACCTGAAATTATTCCTGTTCCAATCATCCTAGCTGCTGTATCAAATGTTCCAGCTTGATTGGTATTCAAAAATAATTCCCATTTTCTATTAGCAAAATTATTAGAAGAAAAAAGGTCAGAGAATCTTCCACCCTTAATAGACCTTTCTGTATTGATCAGCCTTATAGATATGTTTGCTGTGGTAGTTGTAAAATTAAAAAAATCTAATGATTGTGAATATTGACCCCAAGAACTCACAAGCCCATAATACATATCTGACCCATCAGAACGATCAATATCAGAAACCCCTATAAAATCACCTGAGCCTTCTGCATTATAATATAATTTACAAACCCAGAAAGCTGTTGTATTCTTTAATTTAAGAGCATTTGAAAGACTGGCATCAAAACTAAGCATTTAATCTTGTGCCTAAAGAGGTTGCTTTATTTAGAGCAGGGATAAGTTGATTATTAACATAAGATTCATCTACAACCCCACCTTGAATGTTAATGGTTGTTCCCATTCCCCCTACTAGATTTTCTTGTTGAGCTTGATTTAAAATAACTTCTCCAGGGGTAAGCATTGCAGGAACTGTATCTTGTTTGCCTGCTCCTCCAACTATTCCACCATCGGCAAACTTTGGAACTAACTTGTCAAATAAAGCAGTTGCAGCAGCAGCTCCAGCAGCCCCAGTTATTAAACCCACCAGTCCCTTAGTGCCAATTTCTTTTTCTAACATAGAAGCCATCATAGAAGCAAACTTTGCTTTTATTACACTTCTTATTGCTCCTTTAACACTTTCTGATGATTGCCCTACAGAGATTGCCTGTTCTAATGACATTTCTTTTACTTTTTTGCCAGTAACCTCTGCTGCTTTTCCAATTTTATTAACAGATCCTTGTACTGTTTCACCACTTTCTTCGGCTAAAACAGCAACTTTGTTGAAATAATCACCCCACACCCCACCTAGTTTACTTGTAAGGTCACCTACTGTTTGTACTTGATCCTCTCCAAAAAACAATTCACCTATATCTGTTTCAGCAAATTCTGTTTTTAAACCTTCCATATCTACTAGGTCGGTCATTTCTAATTTTTCTATTCCTAGTTTTTCACCAAGAAAACTTTCTGCAAATATATTAAACTGCTCTTTGATACCATTGAACATATCTATAAAAAAGTTTTGTATTTTAACCCCTAGCATTCTAGCCCCAATACTAATCGGTTCCCATATAAAAGTAGCAATTCCACTTATAGCCCCAACTAAAGTATTAAGAACTGATTTAGCAATAGGTAATATTTTACTAAATGCAAAACTAAAGTATTCAGGGACGCCATCAAAAACAAGCATAAAAGAATCACCAACTGCTGTTAATAAAGCATCAATACTTTTAATTATATTTTTACCAGTTTCAGCGAAATCCAATTTAGATAATGTATTTACAGCATTAGACACCTGATTAGAAAAACTAGACATAACATCAAGACTAGCATTGAAAGCAGGGGTAAGGGCTTTACCTAGCACCCCAGCCATATTAATTGTAGAAGATTTTAATATATTAATTCTATCTGATGTTGTTAGTTGCTCCTCCCCTAAAGATTCAACAAGCAATTTTGCTTGTCTCATTGTTTCATTATTAAAGGCTGCCTTTTTTTCTTGATCAGTAAGTTCTTTTGATGACTTTCCTAAAGTTTCAGCGTGTCTTTTATTTGCTTCTTCTACATCAACCATAATACCTAAATTATCAAGCATTAATTTTGATTGCCTACCCATACCAGTAACTAATGATTCAACACCAAATAAGGTATCTTGACCTAATGCGGCCCCTAATCTTTGAGCTACATCAAAGGCTTCTGCCATTTGGTCATTACTTTCAAAAACACCAAGCAACATAGCATTGTTTGCTTGAGTCATTAAATCAATGCTATTTACTGTTCCATCTGTTGCCTTTTGTAATTTTTTTAAAGTATCCCCTGTTCCCTTGATTCCTTTTTCTAAACTCCTAAAGCCATTTTCAACTGCTGTTAGCTTACTAGAAACCTCTATTGTTTTTTGTATGCCTGTAATAATTCCTTTTGCTGCATAGAATACTGCTGCTGCCTTCATTGCTGCTTTAGACATAGCACCAAAAGCACCAGCTAATCCGTTTATTCCTTTTTTGGCTTTTTTATCACCCTTTAATCCAATTTTTATAAATAAATCTTTAATTGCCATTTTTACCTCTTTCGTGAGTAGTTATTTTTTGTATCTCACTTTCTATAATAGAAAAACAATCCAATCTCCAAGGATCTAATGAATCTAGGTCTTTAGCTAAAGGAACATTGAATTTTGTTACTGTAAAATAATCAGTTAGCATATCCCAACACCAATCTGATATAATGAAAGAGGGGTTACAAAAGAAAGGAAGTTGATAATAAAGGCTTTGCCCAATGTCATACCCTCTCTCAGCAGCTTCTTCCAAAACTCTGTAAACCTCATCAAGAATATCTTGTTTTGTTTCATACTCTACAGTCTCAAGTAATACTGGCGACCGAGATCGATATGGGAGGTTGAGTGAAATATTTGGTAATCCATAATTAGAGAACCAAACAGCACATCTCAATCGCCAGTAAGGTTTCCCAAGTCAAGACCCATATAAGCACCAATTATTGCAGTTAATACCTCATCTTCCTGTAAAGCAGTTAGGTCGCCTAGTGCTTCATCAGCTTTCTTATCATCCCCAAAAGCTAATAAAGCAAACTCATCTCCTAGCTCATGAAGTTTGCTAATATCCTGCGAAGTGAATACTTCCTTGACTCTTTTATAGAACTTTCTTCGTTCTTTTCTTGTTATGCCTTTTACTTCAAATTCACCATGTGGTGTATCTACTATCATTTAACCTCCCTATAATTATTACCAAGTAGTTATGGCTTCATTTTTAAATGAATTTATTTTAAATGCTTCTGTAGAACCATTCTGAACGCATTCAAATTCTAGTGTATGGAAAACACCATTTTCACTCAGGTCTTGACCAGGGTCACCAGTATATTGAATTTCTGCAAGAATGTTTACTTCACCTTCAGCACTTACTGTACCATCACCTATTTTTATTCCTAGTGTAAGTGTATCACCATCAAGAAAGTCCTGTATAACATTAGTTCCTGCACTATAATCAAATAGGTCATCGTATTTAATTGTTAAGCTACCAGTTACAACATATTCAGGGAATACATACACTTCAGCATTTCCATTAGTGTCAAAACCAACCCTATTAACACCATTTGAAATGTTAAAAGTAAAGGCTTTCATAATAAATGTATTTGCTGCATTAGCTTCAACTTCAAGAACCCTAGCAGAAGCATCTAATACATTATAATATGTATTTTCTGCTGCAACCCAAGTACCATCAAAGGTTTGTTCTAGCACAGTTGCAGTTGATACAGGATTGCTAAAGCCACTAAAATAATTCCCACTAATTGAAAGTAAGCCATTGTTTGCTGCTACATCAGCAGTAATTGTTAGGTCTGAGCAAACCACTCCTGTTAGTTTAATACCTTCTGCTGCTGCTGGATAATAAGCTAGGTTGCATGAATGGGGCATACCACTTGATATTGTACCGCCCATAGATGTTAAATTACTTGAGCCATCTATTTCCATTTCATGAACTGTGCTTCCAGATGTTGCACTTTCTTGACCAACTAATAAAGCGTGTTGGGCTAATGTTCTAGGGGTTGCAAGCATATCAAAAGGCATTGTTACAGTTCCACCTTTTAAATTAGTTACTGTGTCAGCAGCATTTTTTACTGTACCCCTTCCACTTAATAATCTTGATTCTCTCATGATATTAAATGTTGGCTTTTCTGCTTGCATTACTGGTTGTGTTAAATATGCAGTACCATCATTACCGCTTGAATCTAATGCTACCCCGAAAGATGTTTCAGCCTTTAAGCCGTATTTTACACCACTTACAGGGAGTACTCTTGTGTCAGCCATTATTTAGCCTCCTGTTTTTGTTTTTTTGCTTTTGCCTTTTCTGCAAAGCCCATTTTTAATAGTTCATTTGCAGCATCTTCAGGTGTCTCAACTACTTCACCATCCCTGAGTTTATCTAGTGAAGCCTTGTCACAAAGCAATCCATTTGGATTTGCTCTATGAATTTTATTTAATCTTGCTTTTAATTTCATTATATGACCTCTATGTTATTGCAATTAAATGTTCCTATACCTCTCAAAAGTGTTTGATCATCCTCATCTCTTTCATATTCTATACTAGCAATATTTGCATCAAACCAAGTTGTACCACTTGAATAAGATGTGTTATTATAAATCAACCTTTTAAGCCTTTCCATTATATTGCTTACTTGTTTCATATTATTTTTAGTGTATTGCCCACCTATCTTTAGTTGATAATTAACTTCTATTTCATATTCCCTTTGAGTGCCACTACTAAGGTTTGCAACCAATTCATCAGAGCTTGGTGTTAGCATAAAAGACTGAGGGGGTTTATGCTCATCATAATAAACAGCAATAGAAAATTCATCATTAATTAATGTTGCCAAAGTTTCCATTATATCGTCATAAATTGTATTTGAATAAGTAATTGCCATTAATATCTACTTGTGGCTATTGTTTTAATGCTAGTAAAAGACTGATCTAATACTCCACTTACCTCTAATTGCCATTCATCATTGGTGGTATATAGTCCTGGGGCAAACCTTACCCACATATTATGTCCTACAGATTGCCAACCACAATCAATGATCTCAGCATTTGTGTCTTGATTTAATTTTAAACCTTTTTCATTTCTGGTGAATGTAGAATAAGTGACTGATGTGTTTTCACTTCCTGCTGTTATCGTTCCACCATTAGCAATTAATATCTTTATAACATCCCATTGTGTACTAGCTTTTCCTTTTACATCTACTACACCCCCTGTTGTATTGGCATTGACAGTAACAGGGGATAGAATACCTTTGTATTTTTGTTCTGATTCACTACTGTATAGACTGACCTCACCTTTTCTTAACATATCAAGCCAGCCTGTTCCTTCTTCATTCATTGCTTGAGACTTTATTAAGTCAGCTTTTTCTGAGTCATAAGGTCTCACAAGGGATTCAACTGCCATAACTGCTGTGCTTCTTACTATCATTTCAGGATAATCATTCCCTACAGCATCAGTAGTTCCAACTCCTTTATTTGGGTATATGGGGAAGGGTAGATAATTTCTAATAAAATCACTTGCTCTCTTTACCGCTTCAGTTTTAAGTGTTTCCCAATCTCTACTAGCTTCAAATACTGAACTATTTAAGGCAGATACAGAAGAAGATGCTAGAAAAAATTGAAAAGAATCTGTACTACTACTGTAATTGTATTCATTATCAGCATTAGGTGTGTCAGTTACAGCACTCATTTCAACTCCATCTTTATATAGCTGTTCAACATAGCCTGTGTTCAATAGCTGATATAGGTTAGTTGTATCTGTGGTTATAAAATTACTTGCTAAAACTCTTTTGTGGTCATATTCACCTAAATATGGCTCAACAAATAGTAGGTCTGTAGTTGTATCACAATAGCTTTCATGGTATGTACTCATGCTCTCGCCTCTGGTATATAAGGTTCATATTCAATTATTTCTAAATCTAGGCTTCTTATGCCTTCTATTAAATATATCAACATCTCTTTTTCATCAATACTTGTGTTGTCTAAGATAATATTAGATAGGTCTATATGCTTTGCAACTTCCTTACACTTCATAATAAGCTCAAAAGCATTTTTATCACAATCTTTAGTATTTATTTCCGTGATCTTTTCCATGTCAAATATTCTGCTGCTTCATATGGATTAAAAATTGTTGTAATAAGCCTGTTATCATCATCCCCATATTTAGGGTCAATAATTGTAACTGGTGCATTAAAAATGTTTTTATCATCTAGTCCTAATTTATCTGCATATCCATCTAAGATCTTAAAACTTGCAACTTGCAAGGCATGAGAAATTAACCCAGAAGCAGGGTCTTTTAAAACTTGATACCCAGAAACATGAATGTGTCCACAAGTTAAAACATGGTCTTTCCAACCCATCTGAGCTGCTTTAGCTACGCCATGAGCAGTATTCCACATTGAATATCCCTTAAAAGTATGCCTAGCATTAATTCTGATATTTCTTTTGTTGGGGAATTTTAAATTCAATCTTGCACCCCATTTATCATAGACCCCTTGATGCCCTCTCATTATAAAATCAAGAGGGTCACCATCACCTGACCAAACATCATGATTCCCTGCCACTAAATACAGCCAATTGACACTATTAACAAAATGCTCTGTAAGTCTCCAAGATTCTTTGGCAGTTGTGGATTGTTGTCCATATAAGAAAGATAACCTACCTATCCAATTGTTCTGAACATCTCCAAGATTACCAGCAAACATACCATCTGTTTTATTTATAAGGTTGCAAAGAGAATAGATTTCTGCAATATCTGTACCATCATCATCTATGTGAGGGTCACCAAAATGGCATATCCCTATTGCACCATTTGTTTTTATATCTATATTAACTAACCGCTTTGCTTCTTTACCCTTTATTTTAAAAGAATATTTTTTCTTCCTATGTTCAATTAGCTCATCAATAGGTATGTAATCAGGATCAAGTTCTTGTTTTACAAATTCAGACTTTTCTAAAATAGTAGGATTCACAGTTCTTTTCCCACAACTGTCACACATCCATTGTTGTCTTTTGCTATTTGCCCTGTAAAGAAAACCAAATTTTCTAATTGTCCTGCTTCCACAGTATTTACAGCCAATAATATTTCCATCAACATCTTGTACGTTACCTTCACCCATATTTTGCTACTATTTCAATAAAGTGTTCTGGAGTGCCAGCACCCTTTGATGTGTTATACCATTGCTTCCAATATGCTGCTTGATCATCTAATGCAGTAGGCATCTTTTTTGGAACTCTCCAATAATGCAATCTACATACTACAATTCCAGCAATAAGGTTTGTTGTTAATACTTCTCTCCATTTATCTTCGTCTGGGCTTGTAAAATAACTCCAATCTAAATGACATATTTCAGCAACCCTTTTTAATAAGTCTTTACGATATTTAAGATAATCATTGCAAAGAGAAACTGCTACCCAAGGCTCACATTGCCAAAACCCTCTAGCAATATTATTGCCACCTTTCTGCATTATATATTTGTATTTAGACTCCACTAACCCTGTTCTAAATACTAACATTTGAGCATCTTGGCTTGCATACTTAGAACCCATCTTTGTGAGAGTGTCCTTTATAACAGTAAGCATTTGTAGCGAATCAATCATTATTTGGCTTTAAGAAGTTTTGACATAATACCAGCAACAATGTCAGTTCCTTTATCAATCATTTTTTCAAATAATACTTGTTCTGCACGCTCATTCAATCCAGGCAAATTAATTTTTTTATTTATGGCAGTTGCCCACTCTTTTTCAAACTCTTTTGATTGGATTGTATCAATAACTAAAACCTCTATTCCTTTTTGAAGTTCTGGAATTGAAGCCTCTACTTGCTTTGTTATTTCTCCCAATACTACTGATTTAATATTCATAGCGTTCCCTTATTTTATAGTTGTTAATAAAAATGTAATTATTGCCATACCACCAAGAATGTAATTTCTCCAATTTTCAAGCGACCTTGTTCTGCCATTAGAAATTTTTAATTGCTCTTTAATGTCTGGTAATTCTCTTTGAAGAATAGTTTCAATTCTTGCAAGTCTTTCTTTTATGTGTAATCTGTATTTATCTACTGGTTCGTAATCCATTACCATTTTACCTTATTTGCCCAGTAAGCTGCACTCATGCGACCTCTGGCAATGTTTTTAGCGTGCCTTGCTTTAAATGCTTTTCTTCTGGCTCTTTGTGCTTTTGTTCTTGGGTTTTTTCCTGCACCCCTTACTCCTTGTTGCCCAAACCTTATCAGCTTTATTCTACTTCCAGATTTAGCAAGAACAACGTGGCTTTTAGTGGGATGATTAGGTGTCCTTTTAGGTTTGTTATAACCACTTAAGCCGAATCTTTTTAATCTGGGGTCCCTAGCCATCAATGCCTTCCATTTATTCTAGACAAAGAACCTTTTACTTCTGATATTTGATTATCTAGGTCGTTTATTTCTTTTGTCATAGCATCAAATTTTCTATCTAGTTTATCATCGGATTGGTTCCACCTGTTAATTAATTTGATTACCATTCCTTCCATGTTTTCAAGTGTTTCACTTTGACCTTTATTTTCAATTTTTAAATTTTCTAATGTTTCTTGTTGTTGTGCAGCTTTATTCGACATTTGAACAACCAGATAAACGAACATTGCGCCAACTACGCCTATCATTCCAGCTTCGCCATATATTTCCATAAAAGACATTATTTCTTCTTCTTTTTACCAAGTGCTTTTTCGTACCATTTTAACTCTTCTTCCATTTCAGCAAACCTTTCTTGCTCTTCTAATATGTGTTTTTCAACTAATTCTGTAATTGTATTATTAGCGTCTAGCATTCCTTTTTCTAATTCTGTGATCCTTTGAATAACTGAATAATATGAGTACACAAGCCCAGCAATAACAACAGCCGACTGAAGTAACCACTTAATGTTAATTGATATAATAGCATTATCATCAACTACTGCGCCTCTGTAACTTCGTGCTGTTTTAGGTTTTTCACTCACTTAACTTCCCAACCACATACAGACCAGCCAGAATCACACCCTGTTAGTATAAATATAATTAACAGGAATATTATAACTTGTATCAGTTTCATATTTTCTTTTTACTTTTATTTTCATAATACCATCCACCACGCAATAGCTGTTTCTACTACTATGTCAGCCATTGTATTGTATGCCCATCTGGTTTTAGTCCTATAAGGCTTATAATTCTCTATTATCCACTCAAAAACCTCCCAAGCTATACCAACTATAAGCACACCCAAAACACACCATAAGTCGCTAAAATCAAGCCATTGAAATATTTTACATAAAAACGCCCCTGCCGCCAAATGATAAGCTGTCCAACCATCAAGTTGTCCTGTTTCTATTTGCCAGCTAACCAATTTTGTTAATGGGCTCTTCATCTCTTCTCCACTTTATTATTTACTATTTTATGTCTTACAATATCGATACGCCCATGATTATCAGAGTCTTTTAGTCTTTCACACTCTTTTACATATTCTTGTTCAATGGTTTTGAATGAGTCGCTTTTTTTAATAATGCTCTCTCCATTTCTCAGAAAGTATTTTTTCGTACCAGGATATGTTAATGTGATAAAAGTTCCATCAGCCAACTTTACTTTTTTGCTCATCCCTTTTTTATTATTAAGGTGAATCACCACATCATTATCATGGGCATATCTTACAATCATTACTCTACTTCAGCCTCAACTTCTTCAGGTTCTTCCAATGATGCACGGAGCAAATTAATAAATGCTTCTTTGCCAACTTGTAATTGGTCAGCCATAAAAGCATTAGTATTCTGCTTGTTTTGCAAATCATTAATGTGATTTACCATCATCTTCTGTTCGTCAGTCATATCTTCG